CCTTTTGGTCTGATGTCTGAGAAGTCAAAGTTAATAGTAGATCCACCTTTGAAATAGGATTTGATCACTGCTTTAACCGCATCTGCCCAACCTTCTATTGAGTCACCTATTAGGAATCTCTTGTGCTTCTTTGGATTTGGTTTTCTGATCTCTGGGAGTTTTTCTACGTGATGTGTCTGTACTGAAAAGCCAACACCAGTTCCACCAAGCAATAGGAACATCGTCTCAGAGAATGCATGCAAGTCATCGATCGGAAGATATGCACAGTTGTAAACCCTGTTTGGTGAGATCTCAATTGGCTTTCCACCAAACTGAAGTGACCTCATCGATGGTAGTACTTTCTTGCTGTATACCAATTTGTACGCCTCTTCTATCTCTGTTTCAAGCTGGGGATATTTTTTGAGGTGCATCTCTTTGTTTCTGTCTACCAATTCAGTCCAGGATTCACGCTTTTTAAATTCTGGAAGGTACTTCGAATACTTCATGTGTACGGTGATATCCGATAGTATTTCTTGTGCAATATTCATTTTTTCTAAAGTTTTGAGAATAGTTTATAACGTAGGTCGCCGGGATGACGCCTATCAATTGATTGGGGGATAATTTACCTTAAAATTTACTTACCTGGAGCTATAGTATTTCCAGAAGCGGCTGGAGCATTAACCAGAGCTTTATCCAGCTTTGAAGTAGTAGGAGCTGATTGATTAGTTGCGTTTAGAGCAGCAATACTATCATTATACTTTGTAGGAGTTTGAGTAGTTCTATAGCCATCTGGCTTAGTAGCTTTCTTAAACAAGTCTATTAAAAAATTTGCCATGTTTTGTTCGTTTTCTTTGTATCAATAAATATCGGCAAATTATTTCGAAAGCTCAAAAAACTTTTTGCTCAATATGGATTTTTCTTCGAAAGTCAAGCTTGATTTATCGGTCGTTTTAAATTGTCCGTTTGTCTGAGCTTGCATTGTCTGTATTTCTTCTTCGGTAAGCTCATTATCATCAATCTTTATACTACCATTATCTGTGTTTATCTGAGCATTGTAAGTCATACCGTCTTGTCCATATCTATTCTTCATGATGTGTACTCGGCCTGTCTTATTGAGTTTATCTGCTCTCTTTCTTGACAGTGACATGATGAAGTCTGCGATCATGATTTTATTGTATGAACCTGCTGCCTTATCACCTTCTACGATATCATCTTTTGCTCCAGCGCGGTTTACTTGAGATACTGACCATATTGGAGTATTTAACTCTCTTGCCATGCCTTTTACTGCAGTGTATACATCATCGATCTCATCCTTTATATCGACCGATTTTCTATTTGACTTTAAAAGATCAATATAGTCGATGATGATAAGATCTGGTTTGTGTCCAAGATCTGTGCATTTTCTTATGTGAGACTCTATGGCATTTACAGTAGTCTTGCCCATTGGAAACTCTTTTACTATAAGTTTGCCTGGAAGATTTTGTACTGTCTGATCTACTGTCTCTCTGTGCTTGTGAACCTCTTTAAAGTCTATGCCAGTAAATACAGAGTCATATCTTTTACCTGTGTAGATGTCTGAGAGTTCTAGTGTATAATGCGCTACTGTGTAACCTGCTTGAACTGCGAATGCTCCAAGATTTACCAAGAACCATGACTTACCTGAGCCTGGTCCACCAAACACAAGACCAAGATCACCTCTGCCAAGTCCACCCATAAGATGTTCTGTGATATGAGCCCATGGTGTTGGAATTGCTGCACGATCATCTTCTCTGTATCTCTGTTCAATGTCCTTATCGTACTCGTGTCCTATGTTTTTGTCTGCGCCTGCTTTAAGTGCTCTGTCAATCATCGAACGTATGTCTTCAAACTGACCTTTACCTAAGAGATCTACTGAGTTTAGAAGCGCCTTTTTGAGTTGCTGATTCTTACAAAATCCAGAGAATTCTTGCTCGATATAATCTCGGTCTTCATTTGCAGCTTTGAGTGATTCTTTTAACTGCTCTGCTACCGAAACTTTAAGAACTTCATTATCGATCTTCTTTACTTCGACTTGTAAGAATTCTAATGATGGAGTTGTGTGGTACTTGTAGTAATATCTTAGCACCTCTTTTACTATCCACTGTGATGCTGGAGAGTCAAACATTTCAGGTTCTACTACATCGTTGATCGTCTGAAGAAACTCTTTGTGCTTGAGTAGACTTGATAGTACTTTTACTTGAAACCCCGAACCATACGCGTTAAGCGTGTTTAATTGTGCCATAACTTTTTATATTGATTTATTTATTTTGGTAATTATAATCTTTTAGTGTCATAGTCTTGGTCTTATTTGTATAGATAATGGATGATTTAGATTTGCCTCATTTGTTTTTAGAATTTGGCCTACACCTCCATAATCTCTTATATTACTCTCGACTATTTTTTTCAACCAAGGTCTTCCTATTGAAATGCAAAATATCCACACCTGGAACTCTACAAAGTTAGAACCTCTAGTCTTCCACCAATAAGAGAACCAATCTCTTCTTATGGAAATGTGCATCCAAAATACCCAAGGTAGTGTGCTTATTTTATTTGTCATAGTCTATTTATATTCCGAAAGATATCGAAAATTTGTAAACAACCAAGAAGGTAGATTTGTAATGCTTTGTCCAAGTTGATCTTCATTGTATAATTCTGTAAACTCTGAAGGATAATACTGCTTGTTTGGCTCAATCATCATCTGGTCTATTTCTACCTTTGCATCTTCTGGTATGTTAGGTTCGTCTAAGTCCATGAGTTGCTTATTGATATGTAATTGACTTCTAAAGTCGTATATCTTTTTAAGCATTGGAGTTTTACTATCCTTACATTTATCTAAGACATGCTCTAGATTAATAGTATGTGATTCTCCTAATTCTGGAAAATGTTTTAGCAAAGTCTTTATGCCTAATCCTTTTACTCCAGGTACATTATCTCCTTTGTCTCCGAGTAATACTTTCTGGACTAGGAAGTTGTTTGATGTGACTTCATATTCTTTGAGTACATCCTTTGGTCCGTAAAACTTCTTTTTTGTAGGTGAGTATATGCTGACTCTGTCTGATGCAAGCTGAAGGTAGTCTCGGTCTGATGACATGATTGTTACCTCATCTCCAATGCGTTTTGCGATATATCCTATGACATCGTCTGCCTCTATTTTGTCTATGGATAGTAGATCTATGGGTAAACATTTTAAGTAGTCCACGAGCCTCAGAAGCTGGTTCTTGATGGCATCGCCTTCTTCTTCTAGAGAATCAAACATGTCCCAGTTTGTAATACGCTTGAGTCCTCTGTGAGCTTTGTATTCTGGGTAGAGGTAGCGTTTATTTGTTGAGCTACCCCTACCGTCAAATACTACTATGACACGAGTTGGTCTTACCAGTCTCATCCCGTATGCCATTGATTTGAGAAACCCAGTGAGAGCTCCTATGTGTTGTCCTGAGGGGTTTACGTGTTGTATCATCGCAAATGACCTTAGGAAATTATTGAGCCCGTCCACTATGAAGACCTTGGAGTTTATGCCTAGCTCTTCCTTCTCGTTCTTTAGCGAATCGAGGATGTCTTGATAACTTTTATTCATATCTTTTTATTCTTCTGTGTCGTAAATATCTGGAGTATCTTCTGGTTCTTCTACAAGATCAAAGTCTGTGCCTCCAAGTGTCTTAAGCCATTCGTGAGCGTGCTGTTTCTTATAAGCATCCAACTCTTTCTTATCGTCATTGATAAAACCATGTACTGTCATGATCGCCTTACCAACTGCTGTAACTCCAGTGATGTGGTTTTTATCACAACTCAATCTAGTCCTCTTTGCAAACTCTACTGTCTTTCCACCTTTGCTTGCATTGATCTTATTAGTACCAGCGTTTGTGATATTACCGAATGTGATTACCAGAGACGCATCAAACCACATTGTGTTACCACCTTTGTTCTGGAGCTTGGGCTGTCCCATTCTCACTTCAGGCTTTGCTACCCACACCTTATTGATTGCTACTAGAGTATTGGTATATGGTTGACTCTCTTTTCTGGACATGATAATCCTCTGGTTGATGAAGTTACCAAATTGCTGACTCATTGCACCTGCGTTCCACTCATTATTATTTGAGTTTGATTCGATGCTAAGTCTACAAGGTATTGATCCAACAGAGTCCCAGAAGAAAGCAATGTCATATGGAAGATTTCCCTTTTTTTGCTCATCTAAGATATCGGCCATGAATCCTGCTACATCCTCTACGCAATTCATTTTCTCACGGTCCACATAGATAAAGAAGCCATCATAGTCAACCACTTCTCCAGTAGTCTCATCTACGACTTCATTGAATTGTAGTCCCATTGATTTAGCGTGTTCCCATGACCATTTCATCTCGGTAATAATAAACACCGGGAGAATACCCATGCTTTGTGCGCTGACTGCGCCCTCTAAAAGTGCTGTGGTTTTTCCTGTATCAGAGTGACCTCGAAGCAAGGTGATATGACCAATTGCAAGGCCAGGAATTTGTAATGTATCTTGGAAAGCTTTGGAGAGCGGTATCCACCGCTGCTCCTTAAACTTTACCGATGTGCTTGATAAATTTTTGGACTTCTTGAATTTGTCCAAGTTAAATTCACCTTTTATAGCTTTAGAGAGGGCTCCATTGAGCCCCTCTTTCTTTTCCGCTTTTGCCATGTAACCTTTTTAGTTTTGATTAAATATTGAAGAGATCATCGATAGCCTTGTCAGTATCGGTCTTCTTTGTGCTCAGAGAGAAAGACTTTGCTTCTGTCTTTGGTTGCTTTTTTGGAGCTTCTTCTTTCTGAGTTTCCCATGGCAGATCACCAACTGTTTCAGTCTCTTCAACTGCGGCTGCTGGCTTTTCTGTTTCTTCTTCTGGGTTGAGATGTGCTTGCAGTGCCGATTTCATATCCTCATAAGAGAAATGTTTATAAGCGTCAACTGGATTTGGTTGTTCTGTCAGCCACTTTTTAACTTCTGCTTCTTTTTCTGAAAGCGGTGTGATCTTAGTCCTTACGCGTACTTTAGACTGGTTGAAGTTTGTACCATTCTGCTCAGGTGATGTAGTCTCGATTGTGATATCACGACCAGAGATTGGATCTGTGTAATCACCTACGTCTTCATCTTCCATGATTGCGATAAGCTCCATGTAGACTTGCTTACCAAATTCCCAGAGCATTACACCCTTGTCTTCTTCGCCACGTACGATTACTGGTACCATAACCCTCATTTTTGGTTCAAGCTTTCTAGCCAACTGCCAATCTTCTTTGTTTGAAGACTTACGGAGCTTTTGAGTGAACTCTGCGATTGGGTCCTTCTCATCATAACACGCCGGGGACATCATCGTCTTGTTGTTAATTCCGTAGTAGACGTAGATCTCTTTAAACGGATTTGTCTTGTCATACACCGAAGGAAGGATCCTTACTGAGTGTTTTCCTACTGCTGCTCTCCAAAGCGTCTTGGGTTGGTTGTCACCCTTTGCACCTTTGGGATTTTGTAACGCAGCGAGCCTTGCCTTGAGGGCGTTTACATCAATTGCCATATGTTAAAAAATTATTGTTTATAATTCAATATAAGAAATGATTGCGATCTAGAAAAATAGATCTACGAAGTCGTTACAATTTTATGTACGATTGTATTTAATTTACGGAACTCATTACCTTGTGTGAGAAGCATTGAATTTCTGTACTCAGCCCAGTTGATAGGAAATCTATTGTCCATGACACCGTTGTTTAGGTTCATGATCAAAGTATTAAGGGC